GGGTAGCGGAACGTAGCGACGCCGACGGCTCGTGTGGAGTGGCCGCGCGGTGTTTAGGTGTTACAGAGTGCCCGTCCGTGTCGGGGGGGGGGGGGCGGTCGCCCCCCGCCCCGCCCCCGCCACTCTCCGCTTCGATGATGCGATCGACGACCGCGCCGCCTTCGACCGACACGCCATACCCCTTATCGGCAGCGGCCTTCACATATTGATCGCGCAACTGCAACGCTTCGCCAAAACGACCCTGCTCAACGAACCCCGAGATAGCCTGCGCGGCCAGTTGAGAACGCATAGCTGAGATTTCGGCCCGTTTTTTGGCCGGTGTCATGTCCGCTGCGTTGATCAATTCCGAGAGGTTTTGAACCTGGGTTTCGAGCGTGAACGGGTCTTGCGACACCGCAACTCCGGCATTTTCCACCTGCGTAGTGACTTGATCGCTATGGTATTTTTGACCTACCGTCCGGCCCCGGGCATAGGCGGCGTTCGAAATGGTGTTCCGAAGCTGACGCAGCTTGGTATCCACTGCTGCTTTTTGACTGTCTGGAACGGTCGCAAAAAAGTCCCGCGCCTGCGCGTCAAACCGCTGCATCTGATTGCTCTCAAATGCAGGTGCGTCCGGTCCGTCTAAAGCCTCGCTATCTTCATCCGTTGCCCGGCGCTGCGCGTTGGCGAAATCCAAGTAGCCGGTCTGCGCATTGAACTTGTCTCGGTCTTGCGAAGCCTCGTCGATCTCAGCCGCCACATTCAGTATGGCCTGTCCGCGCCGCTTCAACTGCGCACCAACATAGTCACGAGGCGGCGGCACCGGATGTGTGGTGACGCGCGTCTGCGCCACCTCCAGATTGCGCGCTTCCGGGATGTTAGACGACTGCTGCCGCGCTTGCGTGCTGACCGGGGGTCCAGGGAATGTCGGCATGTTTTATCACCCGTACATGTAGCTGGTCGTCATGGGCTGGCGCCGGCCAAATCGTGAAAACAGCGATGTGGCGCCGGACAGAAGGTCTGTCCCCGCCGCAATCTTGCCCGCCTGTTTGGCATTGCGCGCCGAGAAATCCTGCGCCCGGGCCGCATAGTCGTAAGTCTGGGCTTGGTTCTCCCCGGTTGCCAACTCGGTCTGAACGTTCTTCTGGCCTTGCGCTTCCATATCCCCGAACAATCGCAACACGGACGGATCACTCGCACCGCCGGTAGCCGCTGCCGCCGCCAACTGGTCGGAAATAGCAAGGCGCATATCCCGATCGCGCTGCGCCGCCTTCTGCGACGCTACCGCCCGGGCTTCGGTCGCTTGGCGTTTATATTGCGCCTCCTGGAACCGATGCTGCATTTCCTGCGCCTTCGCCTGAGCAAGCGTGCCCTGGCGCTGGACGAGCGTGCCTGCAATCGAGCCGCCGACCGCTAGGAGTGTGCTGACACCTGCCATATCCAAACCCTTTGGTTGTCGATCTCCTCAGTCGTCTCTTTGAAACCCAGACGTGAGAGAAATTCATGTGCGCGAGGGTAACGCTGATCACAAAATGCAAACATTTCCTCAATATCGTGCTCTTCTGCCACATTGAGGATAAAACGTAAAACTCGTCTAAACATAAATGGGTAGCGGCCGATGCCCCGGAGTTCCATAAATACAAAAATACGACCGTCTTCATCGGCTTCTATGACGCCAGCAATGGCTTTAACCAGACTGCCTTTCTTGATGCATTGACCTTTCCACCACCGATCAGGCGTGCCGGTCTTAAAAAACCGCGCAAAATCCAAATCTGTGGCATCTACGATCTCAGGCCTCACCCCGCCATATCCTTCGTCTTCATGCTCAGCACCAATGCCGCAATCGTCGCCGGATACGGCGCCGACATTTGAATATTAACACGAGTATCAGGCGCCCAGCTTCCGGCAAATGATGTGGCATCATAATTGTAGACTGACAGCACCTCCGCACCATCAATCTGCTTGCCCTCTTTTTCTTGGCGAACTTTACGCAAATCGGCCGTGGCAAACGATTTGCCGATACGAATACCGTCGAGCGCGACATTGTTCATCACCAGCCCGAGATGCGACACACGCTTGCGCTGTGTGAGCGCTGTGCCCAGATCGGAGCCGTACGCCAGATCAGTGGACGTCCAATACCCCATATATGGCAGCCCGACGACGTAATCCGTCACCGCCGCACTGCACGTGATCTCACCGCTCGCCACCGTGAGCGTATTGTCCTTGTCGTGCAGCGCCACGCCGTCGGCCCATACAATGACATCCTCGCCTTCAAGATGGTCAAGACCGGAAATCGTCGTCGAGGCCGTCTGCGTGCCGGTGACATAACTATCGGCCATAAAATTGACCGTGCCGCCGATGCTCTCGGACAGTGGCGCCATCTCTTCGATATAGCGAACCGTGGCGCTATCAATCGTGCGCTTGACCAGCGCGAACACCCGGTCTTCGCCATTGGACGGCAGGATCGCTATGTCCTCAATCTCGGCGTCCGGTATGGTGACGCGGGTCCATGCCATGACCTGTTCTTCAACTTCGAGCACGAGCACGCGTGCCTCGCCATTCGCCAAAAGGAACCAAATACGCGTATCAGGGTGGCGCTGCACGTCCATGCGCACCACACCTTCCTGGATAATCTCGCGATGGAATTTGGTCAGATCATATGAAAAATAGTCATTCCGACCGCTGTCGTAAGCGAACCGATACGCCCGGGTGCCGGACCGCTGCACATAGACAGCTTCACTATCCACCCGCACCGGCTGGAGATCATACGACCCCCGAGACGATGCAGTGCGCGGCACGAAATTCGATGCCGTAATTGGCTCGTCAAACGATGACGCTCTGATCGAAATCTCTGCCCGCGCTGTTCCGGCCGCCAAACGTTGAAGGCCAAGCAGCCACAGAATACCATTCGAAGTATTTGTATTGATTGACCGAACAACAGGCGCCGAATCCCCCAGGTCGTCATCTGACAAATCGTCATAACTGTCGAACGAATCAGAGATAGAGCCATAAACAAGATCACCCCGGCCCCACCACAGCCGGCCGTCAAACAACGTCACAGATGTCGGCCAGCCATTGCGATCCGACCACGTGCCGCGATCCCACTGCGTCGTGCTATCTGCCTCCGCAATTTGCGACAACACTTCAGCCTGAAGAACAGTCGTACTGTTGTACGCAGTTATACGTGCAATTCCATACGTCACCCCGCCTTCGTAATCTAACTCTACGTCGACGGACCCTGAAGTCAGTGAAACACACCGCCACCTGTAATACACTGTAGAATTATTGAGCCCATCATCAAAACTAGAATCTGTAAAAGTTCCCGTATATGTCGAATAGCTAGTAAATCCAGCATCATTACCGATTGATCTATCTAGCGATATCTGCCCAACATAGGTGCCTGATATGGTACCCAAAAATGCACGATCAGCACTTCCCGAACCTGTTACTATGATGCTATCTGATGTTTGCGCTGCCGCAGTGAATGTTGTTTCTACAAATTGTGAATACTGAATAAGCCGAAACAACGACCCGACATCGTCGGCCGAAAATATACCTTCACTAGCAGTCAGTGTGATATTGCCGCTCGTACCACTCGGCGTTATTGATACGCTCTCATCAGGCAAAATATCAAACGGACCATCATCCGTTTTATAGCGCACAATAGACCATGACGTTTCGTCGCGGCGTTCAATACGACGTTGTTGATAAGTGTTCGATGCGACAAATAAAACATCCGAAGACTGCGAATACTTTAGAGAACTAAGGTCACTTGTCGCCCATGGGTGGTCTACAACAATATCGCCTGAACTCGCGATGCCGCATCGCGTGACCTTCGCCTCTTTGTTCTCAACATTGGTAATTTGAACATACATCGTGCTCACGTTCGGCGTGAACGCAAGCGAATGAAAACCCTCCTCCAACTCCGTGTAGCCGAGTATCTCTGACCCGCCGGCCGTTGTACCGATCTCCAAGTTCACCGGCCCGACCGTCACCTCCAACTCCAAACCATGTTCGGTCGTCGAAGGGCTGACAGTAACAGTCTGGCGGATACGAGCCTCGGCGCTGGACGTCGCTGTCAGCGTAACTACCCCGCCCGAAATCGTCGCTGTGGCGCCGCTATCACTCTCGTCCGTCCAAGAGCCTGTGGCGCTGAAATCGGGCTGATTGATCGCCGTCGTTACCGAAGCGCGCTCAAGATATGCGTTCGTGTCCGCGTCAAAAATACGCATGCCGTCAGACGAGAAATGCAACAACGCATTCTCCTCAGACCCGACAATAAATTTGAGAAACGCGTTGTTCGCCTCATTCACGGGCGCAGTGTCGCGGTAAGCAAACCCGCCGCGAAACTGAAACGACCCGATGACTTTGGGAAAAATGTTCTCGTATAGCTCGCCCGAGAACCGCATCTTCTCCAGGTCGAGACGCTGAACGGATTCAGCGCCGACCTCGCCGCCATTAAGCGAATATATTGCGGGCTGGGCGCGCGCCATAGGGTGAGCCTCTCTAACGTTGTGGCTGTAAATCTACCCAAAACGCAAAATGAAGCAACTATGACAGCCTAAGTGCTGCCCTCGACGGTGTCGATCTCGCCGCCGACCATCGTACCTTCATAGCCGCGCCGTTGCGCATTGCCGCGCATTGACCGCAGCCAATTACCGGTCCGAACTCTCTGCGGCGGCTGATTGCGGGCATCGTTCGATTTGGCTTTTAACAGGCGTGTCTTAACTTTTTCTTCAAGATCGTCCTGCTTTTCCGTCCCCTGGGTGATGCGCTCGCACGTCTGTTCAGCCAACAGCACGGCCAGGAACTCAACAAAGGACGGTGGCCACGTGCTGATGTAGCTGTCACCGGCGTAAGTCGACGACACATACCGAGCGTAAAGGTATTCGGAATTGCAGAACCACGATTCGCGCTCGTCATAAACATCGATCTCCGGACCGTAGAGCGAGGTATCCGTAAAATCGCCATCAAAACTGAGCGCTACCGTCCTAATCCAGTCATCAGGATGGTCAAACGCATAGTCATAGCCGGGGATTACTGTGGTGGTCGTGCTCTCGCTGACCTCAGTCGTGACGATAGCGAAATTCCAATCGCCACGACTGAGCGCATCTTCGACGATAGTCTCCCAAACCTCGTCGAACACATAGGCCGGCTCTGTGCCGTCCACATCCGGGTCGGTATCGACAACTTTACCCTCGCCCAGGTGATAAAGGGCTCGGTTCCAGATTTGCAGCTTGGTCGCCATAGCCTACTCCAGCTTAGCTGACCCGCTGCACATACTCCTTGTCAATCTTGTCCAGAGTGAGTGTGCCGTCGTTCAGCCCATTGAGGATTTCTTCGCACATATCCTTTGACTGAATGAATTGTGCGACAACCTTCCCGTGCTGCAAAATACGCCAACTCTCGCGTTTGGTCCACTTCATGGTGTAGACGTTGTCGTTGCTGGTCGCCTGTTCGATCAAAGGCTTGTCGTCGACCACGGTCGTAGGCTCGGAGCCGCCACGATGCACCTGATAAATGCGCAGGTGCACGTTGGACTGCGTTGCCTCGATAACCAAACACTCAAGATGCAGCGAGCAGTCCTCGGAAATAATCTCCAATTTGACCGGCCCGAACTGCCGCGCCTTGTAGAACAGCCCGTAATAGAACTGGAAATAGTTGGGGGATTTGACGTCTTTGATCGTGTGCCCGGCGGGCACCACGGCTGCGAAACGTCGAAGGAGGAAGTCAGCTTCCTTGCACCGGCCGCCCGGAAGAACGGCCTCTTTCTGCTTAACGGTCACCCGTTTTTGCGGCTGCTTTGCCATGTCAAAACTCCAAAAGTCAAAAATGGCCCCCGCTGTGCGCGAGGGCCGGCGTCAACCGACTTTAGTCGGTATCCGTCACCAGCGATACGCCGTCCGTCAGGTCGGTCGTACCGTCAGAGCCGATAGCCTGCACCACCGCGAGATTGGTCGCCGTGTTGCCCGACCTATCGTACTGGCTGTTCCAGGTCGTCCAGGTACGGATGAGGATCAGATCACCCTCCTGCATACCCTTCTCGTCGGCATCAGTGATGTAGTTGTCAGTGTTGACGTCAGCTTGGCTGTCCTCGCTGTCGTAGCACCACATATTCAACCCGCCACCAGACAGGCCGCCGAAGACGAGGCTCAGGCCGTCAGGATTATAAGCCATGCATACCCCTCCTTAGGTCGTGGTCAGATCGATGTTCTGCGTGTCATCGTGCACGATTTCGATGATGCCCGACTGCTGCAACAGGTCCGCACCATGGAAAATAGTGTGACGCGCGTAGCTGTAGTCATCCTCGTCATCGTAGCCGATCGCAACATCGATGCCGCCGGTGTTCATGCAATACCCGACCGCCGACTTGGCGAAGGCATAGCATTTGGCCGTGGCCAAGCCGATGTTCGGCAGGCCGGTGTGGACCATGTGCATCGCACCGTTCCACATGCGCGGCTGCTGCGTGGCGCCGCCCAGAAGGAACTGGTCCTGGATGTAGTCGGAACTCGTCCACTCGGCGAACGTCAGGAGCCGCGCCCAAGCCATCGGGGTCCAGACAAAGCAAATCTGGTCGACAGCATAGACATTGTTCTCCATCAGGTCGGCCATGATCTGCTGGACACTGCCATAGCTGATCGTAATTGCCGTCCCGCCGTTGAACTGTGTGGTGGCCGAATCAAGCGCATCATTGATGATCTTGTCATCGACCTCGCGCGCCAACGCCAGCGCGCCACGATTTTGCATCGCTTCGCGAAGGTTGCCGTGAGCGGTGAAGATGTTGAAACCCGTCTGGGTTTCCTTGCGGTGCCGTTCCTCAAGAGGAATGGTGACCTGCGAATCCGTCGGGTTATCCGACGGGATCAGACCGTTCACACCACGAGATGTGGCACCATTCGATGCGCCCTGGATCGGGAACACCGCCTGATTGCCCTGAATAACCATCTCGGGAGTGGTCATCTGACGCAGGACCGTTTCACCACGCTGGAACGCCACGACCCATTCGTCGCGGTACTGTTCTCGTGTAATTTGATAGGCCATGCCTTTTGATCTCCCAAAAGATTAACGTTTACGAAAACGCTAGTTGGGAGCAGATCAGTGATTTCGGGAGGGTGCCGCGATGCGGGGCTCTAAATCACAAAATCCGGGCAACGTGGGTTTGTCGCATCAGATCGATGGGACAGGGGCCGCGAACGGGGAGCCTGCCACTTGCGGCAAAATTACTCAAAAGCTATGCGGAGTGTCAAGTAGCGCAAGATGACGCTCCGTGTACTTTGGAGCGCCACCTTGCTAAGGGGCCGGCCACCAGACCGGGAATCGAACCACGAAGCCCCTATCTCATTGCGCGTTCTGGCCGATGCGATTGAGTTTCTCGTAAATGCCGGCCAACTCGCGCTGAATTGCATCAGATTTGTATTTCTCCCGCTCCTCTTTATTGCCGCCGCGCAGTTTGAGGATTTCTTCCTTCCGCGTGTTCAGATCGTCCGACAATGCAGTCGTATCTCCGGCCAGGATGGCGTTCGGGCCGAGCATATCGACCGCCAATGGCGCCAACAGCCGCAGAAAATGGACGTTATCGCCGAGATATGTGCCGTCAACAAACTGCATTTGGGCGAGTTCAGTCTGCGCCTCTTCGCCCAAATTCTGCTGCATGAACGTCTTCACAGCGTTCAAATTGCCCGCATAATCGCCGCCCCACTCCTCGCGAAGCGCCTCGGACGTCTCATTCCGCCGGGCGACGGCCTGCTCAGCCCGGTCCTGGGCCTCTGCCTCGACCACATCCTCATACCAAAGCAGCAGGCCTTGTGATTGCTCCTCGGTAAGGTTGGCCCCGTGCGCAGCTTCCTTGAACGTGCCCAGGAGTGCGGTATCGCGCTCCGACGGCGTGATATTCTCCGAAAACTGGACGTTGTACTGGTCCACCTCCGTCGGAATGCCAACCGCCTCGCGATACGCAGCGATCTCCTCGTCCGTGCTCTCGGACGTGATGGTCATCGGTTTAAGGCCTTTGGCGATCACAGCGCGTTGGTCAACCACACGCTTGGCCAACGCCGCCACTGATTCGACGCGCTTCAACTCGTTCAGCATCGCCGTATCTTCGCCAGCAATCTGCTCACGCCAATCATCCGGAAACGCTGCCGGGCCGGGCGCCGGGGGCTGGCCCGGGTCGTCGACCAAAGATGCGGGGGGCGCGGGAGGGTCGGCAGGCGGCGGGTCCGCAGGTGGTGGGTCGGCCGGGGGTGCGGGCGGGTCAGCGG